TGACCTAAGAGTTTCTCTCTTTTAGTTTGGCTTCAATGGCTTTGTAAAGTTTGTACGACATGCCCCACGGCAAAACCCCACACCCAATAAGCTCCATCCTCGTCAGCCCAACCCATGTGCGCTGTGGTGGGGTGTAGCAAGCGTTATCAGGTGATTCTGATGGCGGAAGATACGCAAGTTTTGGTTTTCCCATATCAGGATAAAACTGCTCCCAAGCTACAGGCTCTTGCTCTGGCTGTGCCAAGGCTTCTTTTATGGCGGTGATGGCTTCTACTGCCCATTGTTGATATTCGTAGTCCATTGCTGAAACATGAGCTATTTGTTGTAACGCATCCCATGCAAGGCGTAAGGCTTCGTCTTTAGTCATGCTTGTCCCCTTGCTCGGATGCCTTCGGCACTTGTTTTAATGGCAATCCATACAAATCCTTGTGGGTCTGCATCTTTAGCGGCTTGTGCGGCTTCTTCTAATAACTTTGTACACGCCTCACGCTCGGAAGAAGCGACAAGGGCGGCAAAGCGTTCAATGACAGGATGAAACACAAACTCAGCCATTCCCTCAACTTCTCCCGCCTCTTGTGCCATGCGAATAATGTCTTCTTTAGTCATGCTTGCTCCCTCGCAGGACACTCTCTACCCTGATTACAAGTGTTTAAACAGGGTGGACACCTTTTCATATCCCTCACAAAGGTAGCAAAACTCTGTGCTGTGTCACCAAAGGCTTTCATCTTGTCAAACTCCTTGGCGACCTCCTCTAGCACTTCGTTTCGGTCTGGTCTATCAATGAAATCATGGTCATTGAGCCATGTTCTAATAATTCCCATTTATCTCACCCTACGAAGAGGCTCTTGATATTTCTCTGGTGGCAGTGGTGGAGGAATCATGTTCTCCGAGGGTGGAGTCCATCCATGCTTTCTCCAAAGGGCTTGGACATCCGATCCTGATTCCCATTTAAAGTCTTTCAGAGGGACTGAAGGATAGCTGATCTTGGAATATGGTGGTTTTTCTATCATTTTGCTGCCCTCATAACCCTCTGATTTCTGCCAAATTTGCCACGTTTGACGCCAGTAACTTCAATAAATCCCTTGTCTAACAGAGACTTGTATCGTGCTGTTATTGAGGAATATGGGTAGTTTGGGAACATACCAAGGATGTCGTCTGAGATACACCCCTCTGGAAAGCCTTTAATAGCCTCATAGACCATTGTTTCTAGCTTGGTGGTGTCAACTGCTTGAGCTGCCTGATGGCTCGTTGTAGGGTCTTCTTTTCTAACCAGTTTAAACGCTGGTGTGCCAAAGAATCTGTTGACTGTCTCATTCATGTTATCAAAAAATGTGCTCATTTATTCACTCCTATTGGGTGAGGGGAAAACTGCTCGTCTGCAAGCTAGGAAAATCCTTTGCACAGCTCTCCCCTCGGGTTTATATTAACTTAAAAAGGCATTGATTCGTCATCAAAGCCAGTAGCCTTAGACCTCTCAGAAGGTTTGGCTTTATATTCTTCTTTAGGAGATACTGCTAACCCCATGAATTTGCCTGACTTTCCTTCTTTTACCCAAGCTGATAGCCAGTAATCCTGACCATTGACTGTGATATTTCCCTTGTAATCAGGATGATTTCCTGTTTCCTTTTTGTCGTTCTTAAACAGAACACCAGAGTTATCCCGCTGATTTGCTTTATTGTCCATTACATTTCCTTCGCTTTCTTTAACGCTGAACGCACTTTACTAGGCATGAGAGTCCATAGAGCGATTTTTTGCTCGTTATCTAGGTTCTCTTCATCCAACCTAACCAAGGCTGCCCTTGGATCACCTTGCTCACACATGGCAATCAATTCTATTGCCACTTCTTCAAGATACCTTAATTCCTCGATTGGAACGTCATTTTGTGCGCCTTGAGTAGGGCTGATGATAATCTTTTCTTGTTTATCACCCTCTTCGGGCAAGTCTTCACCAGCAAAAATGTACAGCCCGAGTCCATGTAGTGCCAGGGCTTTTGTCATACAACGCATGATTGCTGTGTTGACCGCAAAAGCATCAGGATTGGGGATGGCTTTGTTCCGATAGTCCATCACAGGCAATTGGCAGGTCATTGGTTTGCCAAACATGGTAGCGGTAACGAACACCATTGCCGTACCATTGATTTCCATGAAGCACTTGTCGCCAAACATCTCTACCTTGTAGGTAGCGGTAGGATCAGCTTTGAGAGCCTCTTGCCATGCCCATGCCCATGACAGGTAGGTCAGGTTGTTTTTCTTCTCTGTATGAGAATTGACATCTTTTTTCAGTAATGCTTCTATTGACATATTAACTCCTTTGATTTTCATCTAACTCTTGTTGAATAATCTCTTTTTGTTGCTCAGGATATAAATCCTTGAACTCGATGAAGTCTGCTTCTTGGCAGCAAACTATTTTATCTCCCTTGATTGTCAAACAATAGGGACAGTAGTGGATGTCAGAAAACTCTTCCACATAGGTCTGAAATAGTGTTTTCATCAGTGGAAACTCTCATAAGCCATTGTCCACAGAACATCACTTGCCAGATCGGTGAGCTTGTTTAACTCATCTTCTGTCAGTGGTGTTCCATCTTCATAGCATCCACCCGAAAAGTAGGCATCAGAGAAGTCTGGGAAGTCTCTGCTATCTACTCCATCTACTTCTAGGTCAACGACCTCTTTTCCATTAAGCATCGGCATATTCACTCCTGTTAGTTTATTAAAAGTGTCCGTTTTTGCAATTCGTCCCTAAACTTCATGTCGAAACATAAATATTGGGCTTAAGTTTCGATGGCATTGCAACTGTGTGGCTCGATGGACTTCGTGCTTTTGAGTGCCCAACACCCATAATGTGCCACACCTTTTTAGCCTTTTATATAGGGATAAACCCTAGTAGACAAGCATAAAAACAACAGTAGTATTCTGAGCATGAAAACTGAAATACTTGAAAAAAGATGCGCTGAAGCCTTGCATGGGTACGCTCAAACAATGGCAGATGCTTACACAACCGAACCAGAGGACTTTGATGCGGCTGTAACAGCTTTGCTTGCCAGAACGCTAGAACTTCATCTAAACCGAACAATCAACTTGGAGAACCTTTACAAATGACCCAAGAAGCAGTGATCCGAGCATTACAGAATGGCCCACTTACATCCTACCAACTAGAAGACTTAACTGGCATACCAAGACTATCTATTGCAGCTTGTTGCACAAAGATGCGCTACAAGAAGAAACTAAAGATTGAAAAGGTCAAGATGGGACGTTCTTGGGTTTCTCAGTACACGTTAGAACCCCACATGATTGAGGCTGAAAAGGTAGAAGAGCCTCGTGATCTGCTAAACCCGTTTGACATTAGAAACGCTAAAGGCATCTTCTCTAAGTCTGAGTATGCTTCTATGAACAACCAAGCTGTTCGTTTGTTTGGCAGAAAACCAACAAATGAAATCACAAATAATCAATTTATTTGAAAAAAACCTCTTGACACACTAAAAAATTGTGTACAATAAAGTTGTTGCCGTGGTAAGCAATAAACTGAAGCCGTTTACTCATGCGTTCTGCTTTAACCAATATTCGTAGGAATATATTGGCTAGAGTTACCACCAGAATGCAGTAGTAAACGGCTTTTTTTTATGTCTTCCATAGCAATCGTACTCCACACGATAGCAGCGCATTTGCATGGATGGCTTGGAAGAAAACACCGACATCAGGAAACACCCCCTGTTTGCCGACTAGCGTTGGTTAAGCGACTAGTAAAGCATTTGGTACATCGGTGGTAACAAGGCCAAATGTATAAGCGAATTAACCCGTCATGCGCACTTGGGGCGTTTTGTATTTTAGTTAACAGGAGTCAATAATGAATAACATAATGCTTGGAGAAGGTCGGATAGAAACCCCTCTATCCACCCTTGGAGAACCTATGTCTAAAGAAAACAACATGGATAACTTTGAGAGATTCTGGAACACATGGCCTAAATCATTCAGAAAAGGCGGTAAATCAGCCTGTAGAGTGAAATGGAAGAAGTTTTACTGTGAAACCTGTGCAGACCAGATCATTAAGCACATAGAGTGGATGAAAACAACCGATGCTTGGAGAAAAGACGATGGTGCTTTCATTCCCGCACCTTTGGTCTATTTGAACCAACAAAGATGGGATGGGGCAGAAATCCCTGAGTCCTTCGGGATCAAACTTGAAGTGCAAATTGATCCTGCCCTTGCCAAGATAGAAGCAGACAGAAAAAAAGCCGTCCCCATGCCCGAGCACATCCGACAGGCTATGGCTCAATTAAGGAACAAATCTTGAGCCACTATGAAGCAATGAAACTACTGGACAAGGTGCGTGAAGGCGTACCATTTCCGCTTCATCTGATAAACCAAGCCCTAGAGCTTACTGGCGACCTAGAGTAAACCCCTATGGCGTATTCAAGAAAAACCATATCCAATGCAGGAGACAGATTAGTTTTAGAGAAGGCTGAAGCAAGGGAGATATACCGAACTTGGCAATCCCTGAGAGACAATGATTTTGTTCGTGCCAGGCTTGAGCGTTGCGAGAGAATCTATGGATCAGGAGCAAGAGATCGAGTCAGGTTTTATATGCGTCAAATGAAAGAAGGACAAATTGAATGAGTTGGCTTTATTCGCAGGTGCTGGTGGAGGAATACTTGGGGGACACCTCCTTGGATGGAGAACAGTCTGTGCAGTCGAGTGGGAGCAGTACCCCGCAAGCGTACTGTGCGCCCGACAAAATGATGGGCTTCTCCCGCCTTTCCCGATTTGGGATGACGTTCAAACCTTTAGAGGAGAACCTTGGAGAGGAATTGTTGACGTTATATCTGGCGGCTTTCCATGCACCGACATTTCCGCAGCAGGAAAAGGAGCAGGAATTGATGGAGAAGCCTCTGGAATGTGGCGAGAAATGGCGAGGATCATTCACGAAGTACGACCCAGATTCGTGTTCGTGGAAAACTCACCAATGCTCACTTCTCGGGGACTTGGACGAGTTCTCGGAGACCTGGCCGCAATGGGGTTTGATGCGAGATGGGGAGTGTTGGGAGCAGCGGACGTTGGAGCGCCACATCAGAGGGACAGGATATGGATTGTCGCCAAATGGCGTGGACAGCTTCCACACGCCCAATACGACAGGATTAGATGGTGGGAGCAACAGCAGGAAAGCCTTGAAACAACGCATCGACAAGTGGCCAATCCCAACGTCATCGGATTGGATGAGTCCAAAACAAAACGGGATCGAATTAACGAACAACAGATTTGTCAGAACCAGTTTGACTACGGGAGTGAAGTTTGGAGCGAAACTATCGGATGCGGTCAACTTGGAAATGAAGAAGAATTGGCCAACTCCACAGGTAGTGGACTACAAGGACAGGGGAAATTTGAGCAACCCATCAATTCAAAGACGTATGAAGATTGGAAAGCAGGTCAATCTGCAAATGTGCGTGAGTCAGACTTCTGGGCAGCTGAACCCAATGTGGGTAGAGTGGTTAATGGGATGGCCTCAAGGGTGGACAGAATTAAAGCCCTCGGAAATGGACAAGTCCCACTCTGTGCTGCAACCGCATGGAGAATCCTAAAATGACATTCATGGTGACATTTAAAGTAGACGCTAACCCTGTTGGCAAACAAAGGGCTAGGTATGTCCGAAGGGGCAATTTCGTCAGCACCTATACCCCTGAGAAGACAAGAACCTATGAAGCCTTAATTAAGGATGCGGCAATCGAAGCAATGGGCAGCTCAGAACCATTAGAAACCCCTGTGAGCCTTTACCTATATATCAGAGTACCAATCCCTGCGTCAGCCACTAAAAAAAGATTGCAAGCTATTTCTGACGGGTCAGAGAAGCCAACAAAGAAGCCTGACGCAAGTAATATTCTCAAGAGCGTAGAAGATGGCATGAACGGGGTTGTCTACCATGACGATTCGCAGATCATAAACATTCACGTTACGAAGGTTTATTCAAGTCTGCCAGGTGTTGATATTTGCGTTAAGGAGTGTTTGGAATGAGTAACCCATTTAAGATTATTGAGCCAACTTGTATCAGCTTCTCAGGAGGCAGAACATCAGCTTATATGCTTTACCGCATCCTACAGGCTCACGACATGAGCCTCCCGCCCGAAGCAATCGTCTGTTTTGCCAATACAGGCAAGGAATGCGAGGAAACCTTAGAGTTTGTGCATGATTGCGAGACAAATTGGGGTGTCAAGATAAATTGGCTTGAGTACAAAGCCCATGAAACCCCAAAAGAGAGGTTCAGAGTCGTTACTTACGAGACTGCAAGTAGAAATGGTGAGCCATTTTTAGATTCCATTAAGCAAAATGGGAAGTTCAATCTGCCAAACCCTGTCGCTAGATTCTGCACAATCAACATGAAAATTCGGGTTATTCACCACTTTTTGAAGTCTTTGGGTTGGAAGCATAACGAAAACATGGATTGGGTTGGCATTCGGGCAGACGAACAGAGAAGGGCAGCCAAGATTGACAGAAGCAGAACACCACTTGTGGCGGCAGGAATTACCAAAGAACACGTTGGAGAGTTTTGGAAAAGCCATGCATTTGACCTTAAATTGCCAAACAATAATGGGGTAACGATGCATGGGAATTGTGATTTGTGCTTTTTAAAGCCAGCCCATCAGATTCAGTCCCTGATCCAAGAAAAACCCGATAGGGCTTTGTGGTGGATGAACATCGAAGAGCTTGCTAGTCAATCAACTGAAACCTTTGGGGATGGAGCAAAGTTCCGAAAAGACCGCCCAAGTTATGCCCAAATGCACAAATATGCCTTGTCTCAAACAGATATGTTTGACAAAACAGAAGAGGCAATAGCGTGTTTTTGTGGAGATTAGGGTAAGTCCCTATGGTATTACGCAATCAATTAAGTAAGATTTAATTTTTAACAGGAGTGAATCATGGAAAAAACTTGGCAATTTGATACCACCGCAGGTGCGGGTAGCGAAGTGGTTACTATCGTTTATGAGTATGAAAACGATGGAGAGACAACCTATAACGAATCCATCAAAGAGGTGTGGTTTGAAGGCAAAAACGTCATAGGGCTATTCTCTGATGAGCAATTCAAAGAGATGGAGTGTGAGGCGGCAATGCGCTTCCAGCACCACAAACTGAATTACAAGCTGGAGGATGTATGAGCGAGGCGTGGAGACTAATTCTCATTGCACTTACTGCTTTTTGGGCAGGAGTGCTCAGTTTATTGAAGTTTTGGTATGACTGAAGAAGACATTATTAAATTGGCAATAGCACACACCATACATGGTTTGAAGTTTGACCAAGATGGTCTTTTACGTTTTGCCAAACTGATAGCAGAGCATGAACGCAATGAAATAATCGAAATTTTGGATGCTTCAACTGGTTACGTTCAAATGGATTTGATTAGGGAAAGAACATGAAAACCTATGAGGATGACGAATTTGACCGCATAGAGCATGAGAATCAAATGAAGGGACAGCCATATCACTTTGAGGTTTTTGTGTCTCCATCCCAAAGAAATCAGGTTTTGGAGGAAGTGGCAAAGGAATTCGACAAAATGCCCTTTGGTGACACTGCTTCGAGTTTTGCCATATTCGTTCGTAATATGAAAAGAACAGAGGGCTAATATGAGCGATAACCCCCATAAGGCGGTGCAGTTTCTCATTGATACAGCACCCCTATATTCCAAGGCCAAGGCTAGTCGAATGTTTTTAGAGGAATTCAGGAAAAGTCGCAAGGCACAACTCATGTCACAAGCTGGCACTGAGGTACTCGGGAAGCAAGAAACCTATGCCTATGCTCACCCTGATTACATCCAAATTTTAGAGGGCATCAGGGAAGCGGTCGAATTAGAGGAGCGTTATCGTTGGCTAATGACGGCAGCACAAACCCGTATTGAGGTGTACCGCACCGAGCAATATAGTGCTAGGCATGAAATAAAAAACACCCAATGAATAACAAACTAAGCGCAAAAGAACGTGCGCACATCGGGAGAGTAAAACTATTGCCATGCTCAGTATGTGATGCACCAGGCATTTCCGATGCACATCACATCGAGCAAAAACTACAATATTGCGTGATCGCTTTGTGCAGGGATTGTCACAATAGCTTACACGGCACTAAGGCACTATGGAGGGTTTACAAAATGACAGAATTGTCAGCCCTGAATAAAACAATAGAAAACCTAGTCGAAGCTGGCAGCGGAAATGCCTTTAAAACGCATTTAAACGAGTTTTGAGCCGTTTTTTTGACAACAAACAACAGGGAATGAGGGTTTTGCGTTTTTTGGCTTATTTCAGGCAAAAGAAAACCCGCACAATGGCGGGTTCTAGGTTATCGTTTTGTAAGTATTCGTAAAATTAGGGCGATCATTGCATAGATCATTCAATCACCATAAATGCAGTGATCTTGTTCTTCTATTTCATGCTGGATAAAGTTTGCAGCACTGATCGCTTCATCTTCGCTAAAAAGCCAGATAACGTCAATTCTGAGGTCATCAGCAGTAGCTTGAGCCGCTTCATGGTCTCCGTGATCGCCTAGATTGCACATTAACCCGTCATTGTTTAAAGCAAAGTAGATCATGCTATTTCATCCTCATAAATGCCTTGTGTCAGTTCCTGAGCGATAAACTCAGCACAAAACCAAAGAACAGCATTCACAAAACTCTGAAAATTACCTAGTTCTTTGGTCACATAATCGGGCCATTCGCCCACTTGTTCACGATAATCTTCTAAGATTTCATGCAATTCAGTGGAAAACCGCTTATAAATTGCTTCTGTTTCCGTGTAATAGATCATCCCTGAAACCCCGCCAGTGCATCCATGATTCGCCATGTCAGCAAGTGAGTTTTGATCGTAATTATCTTCAAGCCATTGTGTGAAATCGTTTTTCATGTTGAACACCTATAAAAACCCTGCGAATTGCAGGCCACAAAACCCCTAATAAGAGGCTTTGCAGTCTGAAATCAGGATAAGAGGGCTTTGCAAAGTAAATCGGCCTCATGTAAATCAATGGCTGACCTGAAAGCCTCTAAGTAGTCGGCAAATTGTGGGTGATCGGGCTTCATGTTGACACCGCCAGCTTTGCGAGTTGATTCGACAATGATTCCAGCACTGTTGGCCAGATATGCTGCGTAATTGCTTGAAGTGTGTAGAGTGAGCATTATTGACACCTATAAAAGAAAAGAGAGATTATTTGACCAAAACGTCAAAATAAGCCAGCAACCCTATGCAAAGCATAAGACCGATTGCAATAGCAGCAAAGTAATCTAAAAACCCGTTTTTCATGGTTTTCCCCTTAAATATATTCAACATGAGGGTTTCCCGATTGACGGGTTTTCCATGCGCTTAGTTCCTCGAATGTCTCGAAAACCCAATAAGAACCCATGAAACCATTACAAGCATAGGCAACGGGTTTTGCCCCTTGTTTTTTGGCCTTGGAAACAGCTTGCAACCCTGATTTGCACTTGATAAAAGAGTAGATCATTCTGTCACCCCTTCGATTGCTGGTGAGCTGATGCAAATACATGCAACACGCTGGAATTTTGGTGCTCCGTCTAATGTGCAAACAATGACATTACGGCCCGTGTGTGTGTAGCTCTCAACACGCATCGATTGTCCGTGCATTTGGATAATTTGGCCTATTGTGTATTGACCTTTAGGGATAAAAGCAAATTTCATATTAACGCCCTTTTGTTGCACTTTCCTATTGAAAGTAAACTAATTATCGGGTTAAAAAACAAAAAAACCATTAGGACAAACCCTAATAAAGTACAATTATTTAAATTATTTAAGGGGAATTTATGGGTAGACCTTCAAACCCTCAAACCAAGTATTTCCAGAGAACATTGTCAGACCCTCAACGAATGATTCTATTGGCGGCTGGTAAGGGTAATTTGTGCCGTGGGTTTGAGAACGTGCTCGATCTATACAGTGATGCTCACAATAAGGGATATAGACCAGGCATGGAATTGAGTTTTTTAAATATAGGGCGCGGAACAACTAACAGCCCCAACTTAGATGAATCAGTAGATAAGGTAAGAGAGAACATAAGGGAATAAGACAATGGCAAACCTAGAATTCAAGTCCCATCGAATAGGTGCATCGGTAACTCTCACCATTCTAAATCTAAATGAGAATCATTCGCATCTAGACACCTGGTAATCCGTACAGTAGGGTAAACCCTGATCTGTATGCTTAGACAGTGGTGTATGGATAGACAGTAGGGTAAACAATTAGGTAGAAACCCTATGCTGTATGGAAACACAGGGGGGGAGGGGGTGGGTCGGGCTTGTAGATATTTGTGGAGCCTCCCACATTCTGAAAAGATCAAAATGGTAATATCACCAATCACTTCCTAGAAAGGGAAAAAAGTGGAAACATTAAAAAGAGGTCGTGGTAGACCCAAGGGTTCAGTAAAGATGACCATACAGAGGTTTGCTGACAACCCACCTGCTATTCTGCCAAAGACAGACCACCAGAGGCTCAAGGAGCTAAAGGAGTTGATGATTAGGAGTGGAGGTAAGGATGTGGCTCAGAAGGTGATAGAGATAGCCCTTAATGATGACCATCCCCATCAATTAGTAGCCCTTAAGATGTGTCTTGATAGGACTCTACCTGTTTCTTTGTTTGAAAAGGACAAGTCTCAAAGGTCAGCAGTTACCATTAACATAACAGGGATTGGTGCTGAACCGACCATAATTGATGAACAACCCCAAGACGTAGAGGCGAAGTATGGCTGATCTCAATTTCTCCTTACTGCCGTGGCAACAAGAAGTTTTTGCCGACAAAACAAGGTTCAAGGTTGTTGCGGCTGGTAGGCGTTGCGGTAAGAGTAGGATGGCTGCTGTAACCCTGTTAATCGAAGGTTTGAAGTGCCCTCCTGGTTCGGCAGTCTTGTATGTGTCTCCTACTATGGGACAGTCTCGTCAAATCGTCTGGGACTTGTTGCTAGACCTTGGCAGAGAGGTTATTCAGTCCTCCCATGTGAACAACCTAGACATTACCTTGATAAACGGGGCAAGAATCTACGTCCGTGGTGCTGACAGACCAGATACCCTTCGTGGTGTGAGTCTGACCTATGCCGTACTAGACGAGGTTGCTGATATTAAGCCCGAAGCATGGGAACAGGTCATTCGTGCCAGTTTGTCTGATAAACGGGGTAGAGCACTCTTTATCGGCACTCCAAAGGGGAGAAATTGGTTCTACGATACCTTTAAGTTGGGTGAGAGCGAGGATGACCCTGATTGGAAGAGTTGGCACTTTACCACTGCTGATAACCCTTTGATTGACCAAAAAGAGATAGAAAGTGCTAAAAAGACCCTGAGTACCTTTGCTTTTAAACAAGAGTACATGGCTTCGTTTACCAATGCTGGCTCTGACATCTTTAAGGAAGAATGGATCAAATACGGGGTAAAGCCTGAACATGGAAGCTATTACATCGCAGTTGACC